TCCCTTTGCTGGTTTGTAACCTTCCCAGCATCGGAACTTTGTTCCAACTGCGAAAACAAGCATCTCAACATCTTTGCTTTGAAAGTCTCTAAACTTCTCGTTGCTTGCGGGGCTAGAAACTAGGTCGGCAGATTCAATCCTCTGGGGACGAATGTAGTCCTTGCCTCCGATAGTTTCAGACTCATTCAAGAACGCAAGGCTTACCCCAAACTGGTCGGGGGCTTCGTTTGCCATCTCTTTAACTAGGCCATAATGAGGGGAGCTTTTAAGCAAGTGAAGATCGGCCAATAGCTTGTCCCCTTCAATTCGAGGATTACGAGCAAATCCCAAAACTGCCTCTAATCCAGAGCCGTGATTCATCTTAACCTTCACGCCATTGGGTGCTTGAGACATTAGCTCATAAGCCTTTTCAATCGAGGTCTTATCAATGAATAGGTCGTGGCCTCTGGCTTCGCCTTGGCTCAAAATATACACATTAGGGATAACCGTAGAATCTTCTTCAAGCCTAGCTTCTTTTCGTTGCTTCTTCTTGGAATCACGATAGGTCTGGTAGGCAACCGCCGCCCTTTGCTTGGTGTCTGGAAAGTCTTTTACGGCTGTCTTGTTACCCATAAAACGACCAACGAAGTCTTTTGTTTTCTCGCCTTTTTCTGGTGTGATTAGGGGCATATAATTAAATTAGGGTTAAGAGGTATTTGAGTTGGTTCACGTTACCAAGAATCTCGTCTCGGATATTGAGCAAGTCCGTGTCACCTTCGTTTAGATAACCCGGTAGCTCATCAGATAGGAACGAAATAAACTCATCGTTGTATTCCGCAAATCCTTCGGAGTAGTTATCTAGGCTAAAGTCAAAGGTAGAGGCAGAGATGATTCTGCCATATTTGCCCATAAAGGTTTCAACAAATTCGTCAATGTTCTCTGTAAGAGATTCATAGATTTCCCCAAAGCTCTTGTGTTGGCTATAACTCTTTGTCTGCCAATGAAATATCTTATACTGATTCTGGTAGGTCAGTAAGGTTGTGAGAATTGTCTCGCCGTTGGCGTTTGCCATAAGACTACTCATTGTTGTCAATTTCCTTTTCTGAATTAACAATTTCTTTGTTAAATTTCTTTGTACCCTCATACATATTTTTAATATATATTTCCATAGCTCTATCGTATTTTTCTTGCGAAAATTCTTTAAGATTATACATCATTTTAGTTTTGGCCCTTTATAGAATTTATATAAATCGTAAACGTCCTTATCATATTTCTTGCCATTTATATGCCCAGCAAATGTTTCCGCAACAAATTCTAATGGATTTGTTCTTGCATATTTGCTTACTTTTTTTGCAATTCTTATTTTTTTTATAATTGGTGCGTTTGCTTTGTCATTTTCTGGTATTCCCGGTTGTTTTAGAATCCCAAATTTTTCAGTTCTATATTTTTGTGCTGTTTCTTGATCTATTTCAGATAAGTGTAAATTGTGAGCATATTCGTGTCCAAATGTATCATTAGCAGAAAAGTCTCCTCTGTTAGCACTTTCTTTTAATTCATTTGCCAATTTACTACCGCTTTCATTAAATTGTTTATTAAAAACAATTATGCGTTTCCCTTGTCCATCTTTAGTTGCAATAGCATAAACACCCGCATAATCTTGACCATATTTTTCTGTTAAATCCGATGTAAATATATATTCTGGTGGTGGAACTGAATAATTTTTCGATTTTAGATTTTCAAGTGATTTAGAAATTTCTTTTGCATTTTCTGTGTTGGATGGCAATACCGCAATCCTAACTCCGGCATCATAAAATTTATTTTCTATATCTTTTTTTTCTTGCTCTTCTTTGCTAATTTTAGGCTGATTGGGCAGTGGCTTGGGGGGCAACGGCTTTGGTGGAAGGGGTTTGGGTGGTAATGGTTTTTCTTGAGACTTTTCTTTATTTTGTTCCGTTGGTCTTTTGTAGTCCTTCGGAATTTTCCCGCTGGGTCTAGTTGGAATATAACCACCTTTTTCTTTTGGCCTTCCATAGCCTACCGCACATTTATTATCTGGCCCGAAAGTTCCTTCATCGTCTTGCCCGCAGTCCCTACCCGCTACAAAATTAGTTACTTTTTTTTTATCGTCTGTAAGTGGCCCGCCAGCAATCCAAGCATCACAAGTCCGTTTGGCCGCACATTTGAAATCAAAAATCTCGCAATAGCCAAGGTCGCCAGCTTGAGCTACTTCATTTGCATCTTTACCAATTCCCTTTTTGATGCATCCAAGAATCTTGCTGGTTTGATTAAAGGCCGCACAATTTCCGCACCTCATCGTTTTGGCAGTTGCAACATCGCCCTGAAACTCATCGGCCTTTGCTTTCCAATATAGGTCGTTAGGTTGATTTGGATTGCTTGGGCCGTAATTGGCATCATTTACTGCTGTCTGGCGGTTCTTGAGATTTGTTTTGATGTCTTGAGTGGCTAATGGGCAAGCGTTGGGAATTGCAAATGTGTTTCTTTTTTTGCGACTATTAGCCAAGGTTTCAAATGCTTGCGAAATCATTTCAAAACTTTTTGAGTCTAATCTCGATAATTCTTGCAAATTGTTGTCAATTTGCTTTCCACCAATCTTCTCTGTGTCCTCTGTCGCTCCGGGTTCGGTTGGTTCACGCACTTCACCCACATCAATATCTCCATCGCCACCAGTGGTTCGGCTTTTTGTGTCTTGTTCTTTGATGGGAGGAACAACAACAACTGCGTTTTCGTCTTGTGGCTCATCTTCCATCTTTTCTGGAATAGCTTGCGTGGGTGTAGGAGTTTTTGTCGAAGGGGCGATTGTCCCGATGTTAATTCCCTCCACAATCTTCGATGCCTCGTCTGGTGAAATGAATGGGAAGGCGGCTGTAATGATAGAAACAGAACCTTCCTTGGAGATTGCACCAGAAGCGACTGCATTGATAACTTGAATAAGCGATGCGACTTGTGCTCCATTGAGTGCTTGATCTGCCACATAGGTTTGATCTGCTTGTGGGGTTGTCTGGTCGCTGGGTTGTGTTTGATCTTGTGAGGGTTGTGAAATAGAGCCAAGAACCGTATCGGAAATTGCGTTGGGTTGAACCCCATATTGTTTTGCTAGATCATCTATTAGCTTGGCCTCTAATGCCCTTTGTCTGATCGAACTTTCAAAATCGAGTCCTTTCTCCGAGTAAATTTGGCTAGCGTTAGTTAGGCCTGCTCGAAACTCGGCTATATTGGCTTGGCTCTCTCTACCTAAATCTATTGAGACATTCGCTCCAAAGTTGAAAATTCCCTTTGTGCTTTTGCTTCCAAGGTTGTTTGCAATCAATCCCCTAGCAACTCCGTCTGCAATTACAATGTTCTTGAGGGGGCGAAGAACCCGATCTTCTAGGAGTTTCTGATATCTGCGGAAAGTGCGTCCAGCTTGTTGCATTTCAAGTCTAGCTGTCGGGCCAGACATTGAAGATGGGTCTACGGCAAAGCTGTAAGGGATGCCAACACCCATACAAATGTTTCGCAAAAGAATCTTGTGAAACTCTGCAAACGCACCAGAGGGACGACTCGGCCCATCTGGGAAAATAATATCTTCATTGACTTCTAGGTAGCTGACTTTACCCGGTTCAATGGTTTCTAGTTTGATTCCTTGATTGTCTGCGTTGAGGTCATTAGTTAGCGCGGAAAGATCAGAGGCGTTGTTGTTGTTTCGCTTAATAATTCCAGCTTGTGAACTTGCATATTTGGCCGCCATTTTTTCAGAAGCAATAATTTCATAAATATCTACGCAATCATTGATTGCTGTGTGGAAAGCAGAAATTCCTCTGTATTGGTCAATCCGAAGCGGGTCATAAAGATGGAACGCTTGGCTTGCGGGAATGGTTGTTTGAAAGATATACGCATTTCCGTATGTCCTTAAATAAATATCGTAGCCAACTGGCGAACCTGTTTCTTGGTCAATATGAATACCGCTAATAAGATTAAGACTTGTATATGTGCGATTTGGGTCGCCAAGCCTATCTGCTTCAATTCCTTGTAGCCTTAGATTGCCTTGTTGATCTCGTACCAAAGCAAAAAGAAAATCACCATCTCTTAACATACTCATCATCGCAATTTGCATTAAGAATGAGCCAGTATTCCTTCCAGATAGATCGCACTTATCCCACCATTCATTCCAATAAGCCTCAACATCGCTATTGACCTTGGGGCTTTCTGTTCTGGCTTGATAAGAGATATTCCCTGCACAATGGCTTGCAAACTTCATCAATAGGCCACGCACCAATCCAACATTCTCTGCCAAATCCCTAGAACGCTTGAGCAGTTCTACTCGGTCATAATTAGAACGAAAACCTTCTGCACCAGACAAAGAGGACGGCCCTCGGCGTTGCCGATTGTATTGAACTGCATCATATTCAAATGCTGTGAGCTTTGCCCTAGATGCCAAACGCTCAACGGCGGCTTGTGGATTAACAAAGGCAATAGCCTTATCAATTAAGTTTAACTCAACCTTCTTCACTTATATCATCCCAAGCGAACGAGCAGGGCCGAACTTTGCATAGGTGGTTCTAATGCGTCCACCAGTCGCTTGCTGAATGGCTAGAGTCAATTCTGCAATTGTATCTCTCACCTCGCCGAGATTTGCCCTAGAAAAAGAGCGTCCAGCTATCGAATAGCTTGAACCCGCCACCGCAATCGCTTCAAGACAAGTGATATATTTATCACGCAGAGAAGTTAGGGTGGTGAGGGGTAGCCCAATAAAATCA